TCTCGAGAATCTCGACCGCAAGGGACTGCATCCGCTGGACGAGGCCACGGAGATCCGGACGCTGCAGAGCCAGGGATATGACAACAACACCATCAGTGCAATGCTAGGAATGCCTCTTGCCAAGGTGATCAGAAGGGCCAAGCTGAACAATCTGTCGCCCTCGGTGCGTCAGGCGTTCGTAGAGGGTGCAATCCAGGCGGACAGCGCGGAGGAGTATTCCATCATGGAACCGGAGCTCCAGGAGGAGATATATAGCCGCCTGAAGAGCGTGTGGAACTGCCAGCCGAGACAGGTCCGCAGCGCATACCTGGATCAGCAGGGACTGGCCATCAAGGAGTGCTCGAAGGCCATCCTGGAAGACGGCAATCCGTGCGCCACCTGTCCGAACAACGTGGCAAGCGACAACATCCTCTTCGATGAGAGCCAGGGATGCTGCAGGGATTCCAAGTGCTATGTCACCAAGCTGAAGAACCTGATGATCAAGGAAGGGGTCAGCTCCGTGTGGTTCCGCAAGTACGGCTCGGACGACAAGATGGTCAAGGCCCTCAAGAAAGCCAAGGTCGAGGTCGTCGAGGAGTCCAACTACTGGTCATTCGAGAAGAAGAAATCCGACACCTACTGCATCAAGAAGATGGACATCTACGGCAACATCTCATGGGCAGAGAAGAAGCAGACAAAGCCGAAGGAAGACCCGACAGTGGCCAAGAAAAAGAAAGAGCTGGCCAAGAGGTATGCAGAGCTCTTCAAGTCGCTTCCGGACCAGCTGGAGAAGATGGTCGCAGAACATGCCGATGCCTACATGGCCAAGTATCACAAGGATGAGAGGTTTCCGGACAAGGACGAGCGCGTGATCCTGGCGAAGTACATCTACTCTGAGGGTGGATGGAGACTGAACGGTTTCGTCAGAGGTATGCAGGACTATGAGAAGGATCCTCTCAAGGGAGCCGACAACAAGAGACTGCTCGCCACCTGCATCTTCTACAGTGCGCTGCATGAGAACAACGAGCAGATCTGGCCGAAGAAAATCGACCAGGGAGACAAGCTGCTTCTCCCGAAGTCGATGGAGATCGAGGATGCGTATCAGCTGAAGACATCGAAGGCAAAGAAGAAGGTCATGGAGATCAAGGCCGAGATGGAACAGCTGCTGGAAGAATACATGACGCTGGAGGGTTAATATGGGATTACTTACGAAAGAGATGCTGGGAGTCACCATCAATCGCGGGAAGGACGGACGCGGCAGCAGTGTCCATATCTGCAAAAACATGCTTACGGACGAGAGCAAGGCATTGCTGGAAGGAAGCGGTCCAAGGGAAGTCAACGTGTCGATAGTTGTGAAGACTACCGGCGACGAACATGAGATACTGATGGAGTTCCTGTCCAAGATCGCCAAGGGAGATGCGCTGCATTATCACGGCTGCTACAGGATCTCCAGAACGGCGGATGGCAAATACAAGGTCACTCAGATCAGGGATGTAATACCTCCGAGAAGAATACGCACATCCAAGGACAAGGTATGGCTCAGGAACCCGAACAGCGACCAGGCCAAGGCCCTGAAGGACAAGCCGGTATTGGCAAGGCCCAGCGATCACACCTGCGCCCAGCGGGGCATTCTTGCGGAGCTGAGACTTCTCGACGAGCTCCCGTTCGGAGTGATAGTGTCCGGACAGCTCGACTGGTTCGCGGAGATCAAGGTGGACGATTCTCCAGAAGACACAGAATCAGAGCAGGAAGACCTGTTTGAAAACGGCCCTGAAGCCCCTCAAAAACAGCCAGAAATCGCCAGCTCTGACTGGAGTGTCCTTCTTAATCCGGAAGAAAGAAAAGAGGTCCGTGAGGCATTGAATCTTCATATCGAGAAACTCGGTTATTCTCAGAGTTTTGCAAACCACAAGGCATCCGATTTTGTTGAAGCATCAAAGAGGCTGGTTTTCTTGGGTGGGCTGTTGGATAAATTTCAGGAAAAGGAGAACCCGAATGGCTGAGAGATATTACTGGCTCAAGCTCAAGAGGGACTTTTTTAAGCGTCATGACGTGCAGATAGTCGAAGCCATGCCGAACGGCAAGGATTACGTGCTGTTCTACATGAAGCTCCTCTGCGAGAGCATAGATCATGAGGGCATGCTGCGCTTCTCAGATACTCTGCCTTATAACAACGACATGCTGGCCACCATCACCAACACCAACATCGACATCGTGCGCTCGGCTGTGAAGATATTCTCACAGCTGGGCCTGATGGAGATCATGGAGGACGGCACCTACTACATGAGCGAAGTCCAGAAGATGATCGGATCATCGGCAAACAATGCCAACGCAATTCGCCAGCAGAGGTACAGGGATAATCACAAAATTCAGCCAGCCTTACCGGAAATCAGTGAAAGCGTTACGGAAAGTAACGCAACAGTAACGGATGGTGTAACCAAGAGTAAGAGTAAGAGTAAGAGTGAGAATAAGAGTGTGTTTAATACAGGCGCGCGCACACAAGAGGAGTCTGAAGAACATGAAGTTCCGACAAGAGGGGTTCCGACACAAAGCACCAGAGATAGAGCCGATTCCTTCATGGTCCGGTTCAACGGTATTCCGGGGGTCAAGGAGTGCGTAAAACTCACATGTCAGCGCGAGATGGCCGTGGACAACATCTTCAGGGAATTCTCACAGGATGACATCGACACCGTATTCCGCAAAATCGAGGAGTCTGAGTATCTGACAGGCCGTTCAGCTTCGAACGGACACCTCTTCCGCATCTATTTTGACTGGCTTCTGGACAAGGAGCATTTTCTGAAGATCCTTGAGGGAGTCTATGACAACAACGGAGACGTGAAGACCGGAAGGACCGTAGTGAGCAATGATGCGTTCGACGGTCAGCAGGGAGGCGAGGTTGTATGGTAATCAAGATTGCAAGAAAGCCGGACAACGACTTCATCCGGCATCTGAGAGAGTCGCAGAACCGCGACATGGAAGGCTGGAAGTGCAAATGCGATATTCCGGGCCACGGCGAGTTCGACACGTTGGTATTTGACGGTGATTATGATGCCATCGAGTGTCCGATCTGCAGAGAAGAACGCAGGAAGGCCGAAGAACGCAGGAAGGCCGAGCAGGAGTTTTATGACAGCCTGGTCAAGGACAACGGGGTGCCTGCGGACAACTGCATGGCCACCTTCGAGAAGTTCGAGATCCGTGAAGATGAAGGAGAACAGGTCAAGTTCGAGGACGGGCTGGCTCTGAGAGCCGTCAAGGCCCTCTATGATTCCATCGGTTCCAAGGATCCATATTCTGCGGTCAGGAATGTCACTATCTGTGGTAAGACCGGCAACGGCAAGAGTTATCTGGGATCTGCACTGGTATCTGCTGCAAAAAAGGACGGCAAGAGGGCCTTCTATATCCAGGATTCGGCTCTGCTGAGCATGGTTCTGGCGTGCGGCAAGGGAAAAGGCAACGAGGCCGACAATCTGCGACGCAGGTTCGAGGAATATGACGTGCTGGTAATCGATGATGCCGACCAGGAGAGGTGGCACGCCGCCAAGTGCGCGTTTTTCGCCGACATGGTCATAAGCCGCAACAGCGCGATGAAGGGTCTGCTGATTCTGTCGAACCGGACATATCAGGAATACGTGCCGGCGTTCGGGTCAGCTGTCGAGAGCCGCCTGAAGAGAGGCAAGGTCATCTCATGGATCCACGGAACGGACCGCAGGGAGAGGCAGAAGAAGCAGGAGGTTCCGGCATGAGGAAAAGACAGCGCAAGAAGCTGGAGAAGATGGTCGGGAACACAGAGAGGATGGTCACGGCACTTGAGGCCTCCTACTCGTCGATCATGACCATATCGCAGGCCCTGCAGACTATGATCCGGGAGATACAGAGCTATCTTACAAGGTTTCCGATGAAGGTCGAGGACTGGGCGACGAACCCGCCGCTGCACAACGGGGAGTACATCATCTGGTTCGTGAAGAAAGACCAGGAGACGGAGTCCAGGAAGTACACCTTCGCCGGCGGCAAATGGTACGGCAACCAGGGTGAAGAAATCGATATCCGGAAGTACAAGCCATCGATGTGGATGCTGCTTCCGACCTTCGATCCGGGAGTAATCGAGATCTACAAAAGGAGGCAAGAATGAAAAAGTTCGAAGAGATGAGGAAAATAAAAGGTCTGCGGATCCTGAATGTGGGTGTGGACGGATTCAACGGGGTGCTGAAGCACAAGAACTTCGTCGGCACCGTAATCGTGAGCTGGGGAGCCGGATGGGAGCACGTGAGCGTCAGCCATAAGAATCCTGCATATCTTCCGTCCTGGGATGATATGTGCGACTTCAAGCAGATGTTCTTCAAGGACGATGAATGGGTGGTCGAGTTCCATCCTCCGGTCAGCGAGTATGTGAACAACATGTCGAACTGCCTGCACCTGTGGCGGCCCATAAACGAGACCATGCCTACTCCGCCGTCAATCCTTACCGGAATCAAGGGAGGCCTGTTGAAATGAACAACACGAAGATAGATTGGGCGGACATGACATGGAATCCGCTGACGGGGTGCTATCATGGCTGCACCTACTGTTACGCCCGGAAGATCGCCGAGAGGTTCGCATCCAAGGACCCGATGGCCATGAAGGAGGCGTTCGACCAGGAAGGTTCGACGATGGTGCTTGAGGAGCCGTATGTCTACAACGGGAAGTTCGAGCCGTATCCATACGGATTCATGCCGACCTTCCACTTGAGCCGACTGCATGATCTGGAGAGAGCCAGGGAGCCGAAGCGCGTGTTTGTGTGCAGTATGGCAGACCTCTTCGGGGATTGGGTTCCGGAGTGGATGATTCTGGCGGTGTTCGAATCATGCAAGCGCAGTCCGCAGCACAAGTACATGTTCCTGACGAAGAATCCGGAGAGGATGCTGGAGATGGCCTACAACGGAGACCTGCCGAAGGAGGACAACTTCTGGTACGGCACATCGGTGCCTACAGGGAACGAGGCGTTCTTCTCATCGGATGAGCATCATTGCTTCATATCGATGGAACCGCTGCGTGCGGATCCGGGAAGGTTCCTGGGCTCAAGGCTTCCCGAATGGGTGATAGTCGGAGCCGAGACCGGCAACCAGATCGGCAAGGTCGTGCCGAAGAAGTCATGGATAGATCACCTGACCGAGAACCTGGGAGATGTTCCGGTCATGATGAAGAACAGTCTGGTCCCGATCATGGGCGAAGAGAACATGAGGCGCGAGTGGCCAGAGGGACTGCGATGACCAATGATTGCGGATGCAACAGATTGAGCAAGAAAGAGACTGTCATAGTTGACTTTGTGAGTATCAAGGGTGATGACGGGCATATTCCGGAACCTGACGAGCCTGTCGAATATGAGCATGCAACCTATGAGCTCAGGACAGTAATACACAAGTCGAGCATAGAGGTCTGGAGCAGACGGGTCGACAAGAAAGAGGTAAGCAATGGCACTGATAGTTGAAGGAAAGATGCCGACTTGTTGCGGTTTTTGTTGCGAGTGTTTAGGTGGTGGTTCTGGTGCCTATTACTGCAACAGAGCGAAGAGGCAAATTAGCGAGGTAGTGCCACCCTATGACAAGCGTATGGAATGGTGTCCTATCATCGGAGAAATCCCCTATGAACTTGAAAACTTTATTATCGCAATGTCTCAACTTCCACGTGAAAAGCCAAAGACAGCGACGGAAGCAAAGGAAGCCCTTGCGTATGAGGAACTCAAACGCAGGATGAAAAAGGAGATGCAGAATGGCGCTGATAGTTGACGCGAAGATGCCCATGAATTGCTGCGAGTGTCCGATGGGAAAGAATTATGCAGTTCGGGATGAAGAGAGGCGTACTTATTGCTCGATCCTGAATTTGAGCAACGGCTCGTTTACAGACAAAAGGCCGAGGTGGTGTCCTATCCTTGGAGAGATACCTGACTATCATGAAGACCTGATAAGCAAGAGGGCTTTGGAGGTGCAGATTGCCCATGCCTTTCATGGGGATATGTTTCCCGATATCAGTGCAGGATTAGCACTGAACAAGGTTATGAATATTATCACCGATGCACCCGTCATCGTGGAGGCAAATAATGGCTGATATATTGATTAAAGGATTGTCCTTTGGTGCACTGAAGAAGACATCACTGTTCGAGACAGATCCGGAGGAATTCATGACGCTGAGGATCTTCCCGGACGGCAAGGTCTACCTCTGCAGATGCAAGGGTTTTCAAGGGCTGGACATCTTCGACATGGTGGAGCACGACAAGCGTGCGGTGTTCGTCAAGCAGGAGGAAGGACATGACAAACGCAGATAGAATCCGGGAGATGACCGACGAGGAACTTCTAGAGGAGCTGCTCTCGCTGATCAGCAGGGAGGTCGCCTGCGCTGACTGCTTCCGTAAGACGGGAGAGAAGCGGCTGAGGGTGTGGCTGAGCCTTGAGGTGAAAGAATGAAAAGGATCATGTGGTTTCTATACATGATGGCGGTATTTGCGACGGGGTGGGCTTTGGACAGGCTCATCAGTCGGATAGAGAATGTTGTGAGGAAGAAGAGGAATGAACGCGAAGGAATACCTGCAGCAGGCGCAGAAGATAGACAGGATCGTGAAGTCGAAGCTGGCTCAGATAGAAAGGCTTGAGTCATTGGCAACGTCTGCGACGCAGGTGCTGGACCCGACAGGAAGCCATGCGTCAGCCGACCCGACCAAGGGCTCCAAGCTGGAGAACATGGTTGTCAGCATCGTTGACCTGAAGGAACAGGTTCAGGGGCATGCAGCGGCTCTGATGGCTTGCCGAAAAGAGATCATGAACACGCTGAACAAGGTCAGCAACCTCAGCGTGCAGTTCATCCTGGAGGAGCGTTACCTTTTATACAGGAGCTGGGACTCGATAGCCGAGGAGACGGGGTTCTCAAAGAGCTATCTATTCCACATGCACAGCACGGGTCTACAGCTGGTGGAGAGCATCATCAATCGATGAGGCTCTCTCTTTTTTTTGTCCGAAGAGTAGTAAAAAGCAGTAAATGATAGCAAAAAGCAGTAAATAGCAGTTATTAGCAAAATTAAACAACTTGTGCACACCTAAGTTCTATGCAATAGTTCAGGCTGTACTAATCCAGGTGTCTGATCTTTGCTCTCATCTCGAAGTCCGTGTAACAGCGGACTTCAGTTTTTATTGGAGGACCATGCCATACGCGCCGAAGAAACCATGCAAATATCCGGGATGCAATAAGCTGACCGCCGGGGTGTATTGCCTCGAGCATGCGCGGATTATAAATGCAAGATACAATCATGAACATCGGGATCCGGAGATCAACGCCAGGTACCAGAATGATGAGTGGAAACAGATCCGTGAGGAATACATCGTAGCCTTCCCGTTCTGCCAGATGTGCAGGAAGTATGGGAAGCTGGTCAGGGCCGAGGAAGTACACCACATAAAGCCGCTGGCTGAGGGCGGGACGAACAACTTCAGCAACCTGATCAGCCTGTGCCACCGCTGCCATGCCAAGATCCATGCAGAGCGAGGCGACGGACTGAACAAGAAAAAGGTTTACACATACGAGAACACATAAGCACGAGGATTGCCACCACGGCCTTTTATGGCTTGGTGGTCTAGTTTGTTGACCGCAGACAGGAAAACGCGTCAGCGGCCTTCCTCGCATGGCTGTGGGCAGACGGGAGGGGGTATCTCAATCTCTACAGGCTCCCGAGGCTATAGCCCGCGCCCAGTCTCGAAAACAAAATTTTGATTTCAAACAGGGGGATAGGCCCCCAAACACAAGAGGATGGAAAAATGGCAAAGGATGGAACGGCCCGTGGTGGGGCTAGAAGCGGGTCCGGCAAGAAGCGCAAGGCACTCGCTGACAAGATTTTAGACGGTCAGAAGACTGCGACGCTGCCGCTGCCGGAGCTCAAGGCCGAGGACAATATCCACGGCGAGGATATGCCTCCGGTCAGCGAGTACATGAAGGCAGAACAGCACGTCGGCATTCCGCTCAAGGCGGAGCAGGTCTTCAAGATGACCTGGGAGTTTCTCTGCCGGTGCGGTTGTGAAAACAAGGTGGGCAAGAACGTCATCGAGCACTACTCGATGAACTACGCCAGGTGGATCCAGTGCGAGGAAGCGATCAGCAAGTACGGCTTGCTGGCCAAACATCCGACCACAGGCGGGGCCATGACATCTCCGTATGTCCAGATGTCCCGGGAGTATTCAAAGCAGGCCAATGTGACCTGGTTCCACATCTCGCAGATCATCCGTGAAAATTCGGAGGTCTACGTCGACACCGCAAGGCAGCAGGCCGACACAATGGAGTTCCTGCTGACCCATAACCCGAGGCAGAAGAAAGCATGAAAAATGAGAAGATAGTATGGTGGTCGATAGACCGCATCAAGCCATACGACAAGAACCCACGGAAGATTTCAGACAAGGCCGTGGGTGTGGTTGCCGAGTCCATCAAGGAGTTCGGTTTCAAGAATCCGATTCTGGTGGATTCAGACGGCGTGATCATCGCCGGGCACACCAGAAGGCTGGCGGCTCTCAAGCTGGAGCTGCAGCAGGTTCCGGTCATCGTCTGCGACGACCTGACCGAACAGCAGGTCAAGGCCCTCCGGCTGGCCGACAACAAGACGGCGGAGTTCTCCGAGTGGGATGCCGATGTATTGGATGCCGAGCTCCTGGAGGTCACGGATCTGGACATGCAGGCCTTCGGATTCGATGCTCCGGTCGAGCCAACCGAGGTCAAGGAAGACGACTTCGAGGAGGAGGCCGAGGACATCCAGGCGAAGTGTCAGACCGGCGAGATATGGGTGCTGGGCAACCACCGCCTGATGTGTGGCGACACTGCGAACCCGGACGACATGTCCGCCCTCATGGGGGGGGGTAAGGCAGTGATGTGCTTCACCGATCCTCCGTATGGAGTGGCCATCGGTGACAAGAACAAGGACCTGGACAACATATCGAAGGCAGGCCGTATAACGGAGAACATCCAGGGCGACACGCTGTCGACCGACGAGCTGCACGATGTGCTGGTGAAGGCCATGACGAACATCCGGATGAACTGCGATGACGATGCGGTATATTTTGTGACCGCGCCGCAGGGCGGGAACCTCGGAATGATGATGATGATGATGATGAAGGAAGCCGGTCTCGAAGTCAGGCACAACCTGGTATGGAGGAAGAACTCGGCGACCTTCTCGATCGGGCGGCTGGATTACGACTACCAGCACGAGCCTATTTTCTACACCTGGACAAAGAGCCATCACAACTACCGCCGCAGCGGAAATCATACAACCGTGTGGGACTATGACAAGCCGCGCAAGTGTGATCTCCACCCGACCATGAAGCCGGTGGAGCTCGTGGCTGCCTGTATCCTGGACGGATCCAATGAGGGCGAGACCGTCCTGGACGGCTTCGGCGGATCCGGAACGACGCTGATCGCGTGCGAACAGCTGAACCGGCATGCGAGGATCATGGAAATAGATCCGCATTACTGCGATGTGATCATAGCCAGATGGGAGAAGTTCACGGGCAAGAAGGCGGTCAAGGTCGCCTGAGAATATGGCGAAGAAAAAACTGAAATATACTCCGACCAAGTTCATGGCCAAGACGAGCACCTATGACAAGGAGTGCGCGGACTATGCGGTCCGGTTCATAGAGAGCCTGTGCCACACCAAGGGAACCTGGGCGGGTAAACCTTTCGAGCTGCTTCCGTGGCAGGAGCAGATAGTCCGGGACCTCTTCGGGATAATCAAACCGAACGGGTACCGGCAATTCAACACCGCGTACATCGAGATCCCGAAGAAGAATGGGAAATCGGAGCTCGCGGCGGCTGTCGCATTATTGCTCACCTGCGGGGATTTCGAAGAACGTGCCGAGGTCTACGGCTGCGCTGCAGACCGACAGCAGGCCTCCATTGTGTTCGAGGTGGCCGCCGACATGGTGCGGATGTGTCCGACATTGAACCGGAGGGTCAAGATAAACGCCTCGTCCAGGAGGCTGATATACCTGCCGACCAACAGCGTCTATCAGGTTCTGTCAGCTGATTCCTATTCAAAGCACGGCTTCAACGTGCACGGGGTGATCTTCGATGAGCTGCACACACAGCCGAACCGGAAGCTGTTCGATGTCATGACCAAGGGTTCCGGAGATGCGAGAATGCAGCCTCTGTACTTCCTGATCACGACAGCCGGGACGGACACTAAGTCCATCTGCTACGAGACGCACCAGAAGGCCCTCGACATCATGGCCGGCAGGAAGAAGGACAAGACCTTCTATCCGGTGATCTATGGTGCAGACCAGGAGGACGACTGGAACGACCCGAAGGTATGGAAGAAGGCGAACCCTTCATTGGGTTACACGATAGGACTCGACAAAGTGAAGGATGCCTACAATTCTGCAAAGCAGAACCCGACCGAGGAGAACTCGTTCCGTCAGCTGAGGCTCAACCAATGGGTCAAGCAGGCCATCAGGTGGATGCCGATGGACAAGTGGAACGTGTGCAACACTCCCGCCGATATGGATGCCCTCGAAGGCCGTGTGTGCTACGGAGGTCTGGACCTTTCCAGCACCACCGACATCTCGGCCTTTGTCCTTGTCTTCCCGCCTCTGGACGAGAATGACAAATACTGGGTGCTGCCGTGGTTCTGGATACCGGAGGACAACATGGATCTGCGTATTCTGCGCGACCATGTCCCATACGATGTCTGGCACCGCCAGGGATACCTGGAGGCCACCGAAGGCAACGTGATCTACTACGGTTACATCGAGCAGGCCATCCAGCGTCTGGGCGAGCGGTTCAACATCCGCGAGATAGCCTTCGACCGGTGGGGAGCCACGCAGATGGTGCAGCACCTCGAGGAGATGGGCTTCACCGTGGTTCCGTTCGGCCAGGGATTCAGGGATATGTCACCTCCGACCAAGGAGCTGATGCGACTGGTTCTTGCAGGGCAGATCGCCCACGGAGGACATCCGGTGCTCAGCTGGATGATGGACAACGTGTATGTCCGTCAGGATCCGGCGGGCAACATCAAGATGGACAAGGAACGGTCCACCGAGAAGATAGACGGAGCCGTGGCGATGGTCATGGCCCTGGACCGTGCAATTAGAAACGGAAACGACACCTCGGAGTCGGTCTACGATTCCAGGGGTCTGATTTCAATCTGACGATTTAAGGAGACATTTCAATGGGACTCTTCAATAGATCGAAGAGCCGGGACAAGCCGAAGGACTACCAGGTCGGCACCCGGTTCGGCTGGGTCTTCGGTCGCAGCACAAGCGGCAAGGTGGTCAACGAGAAGACCTCGATGCAGGTCAGCGCGGTCTATGCGTGCGTGAGGGTGATCTCCGAGAGCATCGCCAGTCTGCCGCTGGACCTTTTCAAATACTCCGGACGCGGATCCGACAGGGACCGCGAGCATCCGCTGTACAGCGTGCTGCACAACGAGCCTAACGCGGAGATGACAAGTTTCACCTTCCGCGAGACGCTGAGCACGCACCTGCTTCTGTGGGGCAACGCCTACGCGCAGATTATCCGGAACATGAAG